AGAAAAAGGGTTTACATACGATATAGTAAGGAGAGACAGTTTTCCTACTCAAATATTAATTAGATATGCATATGACAATGATAGTAGTGAAGATGTTTTTGAAAGCCTTAGAAGTTGTAGGAAATCAGTTAACAATCATTTAAGAATGGACGTATTTATAAGTAGTGAAATTTTAAATGATTTATTTTAATAATATTAATAATTAAAACTAAAGAGCAATGAGTAATGAAAACAAACTAGCATTGGTAAATGAAACCGATTTAAGCCTAGTAGAGGACAACAGCTTAAACGCAAAACAACTTGCGATAATGCTAAAGAAAACACCTGCACAATACAAAAAGAAAAGACCTGCTAAAGGTGGCGGTGAATGGGAATATGTAACAGGTGGTTATGTGAAAAAATGTTTAAACCTGATGTTCGGGTGGGATTGGGATTTTGAAATTATTGATGAAAAGATAATGATTGAAGCCAAAGAAGTTGTTGTAAAAGGAAAGCTTACTTGCCGAAGTGGTGGTAAGACAATTGTCAAGATGCAGTATGGCAATAAAGATATAATGTTTAGAGTCAATTGGGTTGATGGAAAGAAAGTTCCAACAGATATTCCTTTGTCGGTTGGTAATGACATGAAAGCTGCAGCAACGGATGCATTAAAAAAATGTGCAGCAGAGATTGGAATAGCTGCTGACATTTATAACAAAGAAGATTTTAGAGAGGTTTTAGTTGACACTAATAAAGCAGAAATAAACATTGAAAACTTAATATCTTTATTTGATAAAAAACGAGAGTATTTAGGTCCAGAAGATGAAATGAATATTGAACGAATAATTGAGACAAAAGAAACGTCAAGTTATAAGAAAGCAATCACACTTTTAAATTCTTTAAAATAATGAGTAGAGTAGGAAATTTTAGTAGTAGCTCAATACATAATTTAATGAGCAAAGGAAGGGGAAACTTTTCAATTGAAAACATAGGAAAACCATTTACAACTTATGTAGAAGAAAAGGTTTTTGAAACTAACTTGAATCGTTCATTGTCTGCAGATAATAATGCAAGGCCAACTGCATGGGGAACTTTAGTTGAAGAACAAGCCTTTAGCAAAATGGGATTAGAATATTCCCTTGTTTCAAAAGAAAGATATTACAAAGGTGATTATTGGAGTGGGATGCCTGATTTAATAACTGATGAAGTTGTTGGCGATATAAAATGCCCTTGGACTTTGAAAAGTTTTTGCAATGTTGTTAAAACAATAAAGAATTTTAATGAAACTAAAGATTTAGAGTTATTCAAAAAAGAGCATCCAGAATGGTATTGGCAACTTGTATCGAATGGAATACTTTGCAAGAGAGATAAAGCCATCTTTGTTGTTTACTGCCCTTATAAAGAAGATTTGATTGACATCAAAGAAATGGCAGAAAGCCATTTAGGTGATGGAAGTAACCGCTTTGCATTTATAACGTGGGCAGAAGATGAGGACCTACCATATTTAGTTAAAGATGGAAATTATAACGATCTGAATGTAATGGAATTTGAAATCCCTCAAGAAGATAAAGACATTTTAACAGCACGTGTTGAAATGGCTATTGTTGAACTTAAAAAACAATTAAAATGAAAGGAATACATTTATTTAAAGCGATAAATTCAGACAAATTAGAGAGGTTAATTTCTGTTTTTACACAAAAAGAAATAGCAGGAATGTTTAATTGTACTGAAAGCACTGTTAGTCAATATTTAACTGATACACTAACAATTAATAATGTAGAAACAAATAAATCAATTTATGATACCGTTCCAATTTACAGAACAAAAGGTTCGTGGATGAACTCGGCAGAAAGAAATTCTTTTATTGAAATGAAAAAATCTATTGAATATAATTAAAATTTTATTATATTTGTAAAGTAAGAAGCGTAGGAACTTCAAAACAACTTTATTTAACAGAGCCTTTCGGTAACGGTCATCCTACGCACCCTGCCGAGAGGTTTTTGTGTTTATTAATAGTTTACTGGTAACTTAAAACCTTTATTAATCATGGCAATAGAAATACAATTCAAATGTTCAAGAGATGAACAGGATTATGTAATAGTAAATCAAATAGGTGACAATATTTGGTTGACAGGAATTTTTGATGACAATTCAATTGAATTTGTTTTTAACATCAAAACAGCTATAAAGCTTTCCAAAACAATTCGTACTGAAATCAACAAAGCAAAGGAGGTGAACAATGGCTGATCAAAAAAAGTCATTTGTTCTTTATGGGGATTTAATTCACACCACTCAACACTTAACAAATGAAGATGCAGGCAAGGTGTTTAAATGGGTTTTGGAATATGTTAATGATAATGAACCCAAACCATTAAAAGGCTTATTAGCTGCTGTATGTGAACCTATAAAACAACAATTAAAAAGGGATTTACTTAAATACGAAACCAAAAGGGAGCAATACAGCGAAGCAGGTAAAAGAAGTGCTGAGGCTAGAAGGTTAAAGAAACTTGAAGCTGAAAAAGAAAGTAACGAAATTCAACGAACGTTAACGAACGTTGAAAATCGTTCAACGAAATCAACTGTAAGTGTTAATGTAAGTGATAATGTAAATGTAACTGATAATGTTATTAAAAAGAAAAGTAATATAATAGAGAGAAAGCAGGATTTTAAAAAATCCCTTTTATCATTTTATCCTAAATATTCAAAAGATTTATTAAATGAATTTTATTCTTATTGGACTGAACATGGAGATAAGGATAAAAAGATGCGATTTGAAAAGCAAACATCATTTAGCACATCCAGAAGATTATTAAGATGGGGTAAAAACAATTTTAATAATAACAGTTCAGAAACGAACACTGAATTTAACGCAAATAATTATGTAAACTAATGGGAGAAATAAAAGAATATAAAAAAAGAAAAAAGATTTCAAATTTAGGCGAAGGTAAATTACCGCCACAAGCAATTGATTTAGAGGAAGCAGTTTTAGGTGCTTTATTGTTAGAATCTCAAGCATTAAGGCAAGTAAGAAACATATTACATCCTAAAGTTTTTTATAAGGAATCAAATCAGAAAATTTTTCAAGCGATTATTGATTTAGAAGTTGAATCTGCACCAATTGATATTTTAACTTTATCACAAAAATTAATGAGCAAGGGCGAATTAGATTTAGTTGGGGGGCCTTATGCAATTACAACCTTAACAAATTCAGTAGCATCTGCTGCAAATATTGAGCATCATGCAATGATTATACTCCAAAAGTTTACTAAAAGGGAGCATATCAGAATGGGGAGCGACATGGTTACGCAGGGATATGATGAAACTATTGATCCATTAGACACGAACCAAGCTGTAAGTATTATGGCAAATGATTTATTAAATTCTATTAATACAAATGTTGAAGTAACTAATTTAGAACTTGTAAAGGAAGCAACACAAAAAATTCAAGATGCTAAAAACCAAAAAGGTGTGACAGGAATACCAACTGGATTCCATGAACTTGATGATGTTACTTGTGGGCTTCAAAATGGAGATTTAATAATTGTGGCTGCTCGTCCTGGAATGGGAAAAACCGCTTTCTCTTTATCAATGGCTAAAAATATGGCAGTTGAACATGAAACACCTGGAGCAGTTTTTAGTTTAGAAATGACCTCAATACAATTGATGAACAGATTAATTTCTTCCGAAACAGAAATACCTTTAAAAAAATTACAAACTGGAGATTTAACAGATTTAGAATGGAAGCAATACCATGAGAAAGTAACACCATTGATTAATGAAAAGTTAACCATTATTGATAGGACAAAAAATGTCCACAGAATTAAATCAAAAATGTTGGAATTACATTCAAAAGGAAAATTGAAATGGGCTGTTATAGATTATTTACAAATAGCTACTTATCCAGAATTTAAGAAAAACAGAGAAAGGGAAGTTTCAGAAATGTCTGCAATGTTTAAAGATTTAGCATTGGATTTAAACATACCGATTATTCTTTTAAGCCAATTGAGTAGGGAAGTAGAAAAAAGGTCTACAAAGAGACCTCAACTATCAGATTTGAGAGATTCTGGAAGTATTGAGCAAGATGCAGATATAATAATGTTTTTATTCAGACCATCTTACTACAAAATGAGTGGTGCACCAGAAAATCAAGCTTTAGGTATAATTGCCAAAAACAGAAATGGAGAATTGAAAACAATAAATTTCAAATTTGATGGCCCAACTGTTACATATAAAGATTGGGAGGCCAAATCATTCGATTCACCTGCAGTTGATAGTATTAATAATGACAATGATTGTCCTTTTAAATAAATGATTATGAAAACAAAAACATTAAAATGTAAAAATTGCAAACAAAAGCATTCACCATTTAATTCATTGGATAATTGGTGTAAGGAAATAGATTGCCAAACAAAAAAAGCGATGCATCTTTTGGGTAATAAAAAGAAGTCTGACAAGAAAAAGCAAAGGGATGAGGACAATAAAAAACTTCCAGGACTTTACCCCAGAAAGTACAAAGGATTTTTAGACAAAGAGTGTCAAAAGTTAGCCAGAATGATTGATAATAAATTCGGTTTCAAATGTATTGATTGCGGAAAGGATTATGGAAAACAGCAAGATGGTGGGCATTTCAATTCAAAGGGAAAGAATCGAAGTTTAGCATGGAACCTTCACAATATACATTCTCAAAAAAGCGATTGTAACAGAAATGGTTTAGGTGGTGGGCGAGAAAGACAATATTATGATGGTTTAATAAGTCGTTATGGTTTAAAATATGCTGAATTTGTAGATGTTGGATTACAAAAGGAATTTGAATATATTGGATTAAATAACGATGAAATTGGAGTAAAATTAGCACTTGTAAGAAAGTTGATTCGAGATTTTGATACCTTTGTATTGACTAATTCAATATCTGCAAGATGTATGTTTAACAACATAATTGGAATATATAAAACAGAGATTGGCGAGATTGATTTAATAGAAAATGAAAAGGACAAAGAAGAAAACAAAATATTTTAACTACATTTATAAAATATTAAAGAGCAACGGCAAAAAAAGCCAATACAAAATGAATCCTTCTGATTCGTTAATTTCAAACTCTTTCCACATTATAAACTTTTAATTTAAAAAGATGAAAAAAATCACAAATGAAATTGCTGTAAACAAAGTAAAAAGAAATAAAACTTCTGGTGGATTATCACTTGAATTTGTTGAACATATCGAAAACAAGGATGGAATTGTTGAGAATAAAGAATGGGGTTTGAAATATGATGCTGTTCCTCACAATGACTTGTTAGATGGATTATACGATTTAAAGCAGTATTTAGCATCTTGTTATGGAATGTTAGACATTAGCACAGTAATGAAAGCAAAAGGACTCCAAGCAGGTGCAAAAGAAGCTTTTAAGAAGGTTCAACCTCACTTGGATAAAATGATGCAGGAACGATTAATGAAATTAGAAGTTAATGGTTATTCAGTATCAGGATCAATTCAAGGTGAAAAGGATAAAAGAGCAGTAATTATATTGGGAACTTTCACCCATCCAAACGGAAGCAAAACAGCATTAAACAGCCCTTTAATTAAATTCAATCAAGATGAGTTTAAGTTTGAAGGGGATGTAAAAGTAATAATTGACAACCTTGAAGATGAGGTTAAGCAATATGTAAATGGTG